CCGAAGTTGTCGTAGGCGTACTGGACTTGCGAAGCGTCGGTCGGCAGTTCAGCCTTGACCCAGGAGCCATCGTGGAACGTGATCTTGCAGATTGCCGTGTCCATTTCCCTATCTCCCCTAGTGCAGCTCGGCTGCGGTGGTGGTGCGGTATGGGTGTAGATTACCACACGGTAATGCGATGTCAATACTGTTTGGTAATTTTTTTGAGCGAAAAAAAGCCCAGCGCTGGGCTGGGCCTTCTTGATGTGTTGTAGGGGTCCCCGCTCTATAGCCTGCGGAACTGCTCCCACCGGCCTACGCACACGCCGATGACGATTAGTCCATCGCGCTGGCTGTGCAGCGTTGGGTAATCCTCGTTCAAAGGCGCGAGCTCGAAAACCTCATGGCCGCTCTCGTCAACACCACGAAGGACGTACTTCTTGAAGGTCGCTTCTTCCTTCCCGTTCTTCCCCACAACGAAGTCGCCTGGGCGCGGCGCGAGTGCTGGGTCAATCACGACCGTGTCGCCATCGTGGAACCGGGGTTCCATTGAATTGCCTTCGATCCGAAGGCCAAAGGTACGATCAGAGCATCCAGCGGGTGCATCAATCATTTCGAATCCGTCGCCCAAAACGAACGGATCTACAACTTCGCTCATCATGCCTGCCTGCACGTAGCTGATTACGGGGATGCGGCGCCTCTCTATGGGCGTCACGTTCTTGTCGAGCCTCTTTGCGGGCTCGTCGGAAATAATAACCCCGCCATCGGTAGGCAATCCGGCAAATATGTCGCGAGAATGTATCTTTTTCGCCATATCACTTACGCTGGTCTTATGGTAAGTGCCCGCTTCATAAAACGGCGCTCCGTCAGGCGCAGACAAACTGCCCTTCAGTAGGCCTGCAGCCTTCTCAATGCCCTGCGCCTTCACCGGCCCGAATGACTTGTCCTTCAACAGCGCCGAAAGTTCGCCCTGATTGATCCCCGTTTTGTCAATGAACGACTTTTGTACGTCGTCGAAATGAACGCGCAGCAGCTCGGCCAATCGCGCACGGTGACGGTCGGCTAGTCCTTTTCGAATGTCTTTGATGTCTTTTGTGCTCATCGCTTCATTGTCCATTACCTAAAGGTAAATCACCAAAAGGTATTGACTTCCTATTACCATCCGGTAATATTGAGGTATGGACAAGCTCATCGCATACCTCAACAGCCTCGAAAAGCCAGCGCGCTCGGATTTCGCTGCGCGCTGCAAAACGTCCGAGGGTTACATGCGCAAAGCCCGCAGCGCCAAACAGAAGTTTCGCTGCGAGTTGTGCGTACTCATCGAGACACATTCTAACGGGGCTGTGAAACGACAGGACCTTCGTGAAGATTGGGCCGATGTCTGGCCCGAACTGGCGAAGAACAACCGGAGTTCGGCTAGAGGCGACAAATAAAACAGGATGCACAACCAATAACAGGCCGTCACCCCTCGCCGCGAGGGGTGCATCAAAAACAGGATTAACCAGGAGCATGTGGGGTTCATAGGGCTGGCAGTAGTTGAAAAAATTTTACGTTGCGCCTGAGCGGTTAGCCGACCGGGTAGCGAAATTAATTCAGCGAGGAACTTATGGACGACGAACTGGCGATGGTGGGCGGGATGGTGAAGCGGCCTGATTTCCTGCCTGATGAAGTGATTGAAGCCTGCAAGAGCTACCGCGATGCGGTCAGGGTCTCGTGGGAATACCGAAGGATCAGGCAGATGCACCGTTGCACGCTGGCAGAAAGAATCGATCGGAAGGCGCAGCACGTTTCCGATTACCTCGCGCAGGACGACGAGCCATACCGGCGAAATCTTCCTGCCGATGCTCTCGATCTGTGGGCGTGTGCGGTGGGCAATTTCGGCGTCCAGCAGTGGCTTAACCGCCAATCTCGCTTGACGATTTTGGAAGAGGTTATTGCGGAGAGGGCTGCAGCGTGAAAGTTGGTTGCTTCGTGTTGACGGTGGTTGCCTTTGCCGCGTGCCTGGCAGCCACTATTCTGATTCCTCTACTTTGAGGCTGACATGGAAACGATAAGTGATGAAGAAAGAGAAAGACTAATTGAGGCCTTGGGCCATCAGATGGTCATGTCGGCGGATCTCGCGGAGCGGGCCAGACTTTGGCGCCAGCTGAAAGACGAGATCGCGCATCGCTCTCCGGCGCAGGTCAATCGCATGGAAAGCGAGCGGGGTTTGAGATGAGAACGGCGCTCAAGCAGGGCTTGATGTTTGCCTACTGCTTTGGACTCCTTTCTCTTGAACGATGCCAGCGGATTTTCGACTGGTTCGATTTGAGGAAACACTGATAAGGCGTTCGCGTGGAAGAAGAAGCTCCGCAACTTGAGAATGGCTACACAAAGCTCGCAAACGAGCTCTTGGAGGCCCTTATCAGTTCGGGACTGACAGCGAGGCAATGGGCGGTGGTAATGGCGATCATCCGAAAGACGTACGGGTTTAACAAGAAGGCCGACGAAATCGGGCTCTCTCAGTTGAGCCACATGACGGGCATCGACAAGGCTCATCTCAGCCGCACAGTTCGTGAATTGGAGGCTGCCAAGGTGATCAATCGCGAGGCCGGCACGCACGGTCACAGTCTCAGCATCAATAAGAGACACAGACAGTGGGGGTTGCTGAAAGAGCAACCCCAGTTGCCGAATAAGCAACCGTTGCCGAATGAGCAACTGGGGGGTTGCCAAAACAGCAACGAAGGGGTTGCCGAATCAGCAACTTTGGGGTTGCCGAAAGAGCAACCACAAAATACGTATAAAGAAAATCAAAAGACAACTCCAAAAGAAAGGAGTGCGCCGAGCGGAAAAATCTCGCTCGACGCTGACGGCAATTGGGTAAATGTGCCGGCAAGCCTGATGGCGAAATGGAAGGAAGCCTACCCAGCCCTTAGCCTGGGTGCGGAGCTGTCGAAAGCTGCCGCTTGGATCATCGCCAATCCGAGTAACAAAAAATCGAACTACGCGAGATTCCTGACGAACTGGCTGACCAGATCGCAGGACAACGCACCCAGACGCCGCGGCGGTAACAGCGACGAGAACGGCGTGAGATTTGAGAACTGAGGGTATATGAGCAACTGGAACGAAGTAAGCGAAAGACTGGCGCAGGAAGCCGAAGCCATCGCCGGCATGCTTCTGCCCAATGGCAAGCGCCAAGGTCCTGAATGGGTCGCGGGCAGCGTCAACGGCGAAGCGGGTGATTCGCTGAAGGTCCGCATCCACGGCAACAAGGCCGGCGTGTGGAAGGATTTCGCCGCAGGCAATGGCGGTGACCTGATCGACCTGTGGGCAGCAACGCGCGGCCTGACGAACAAGCAGGCGTATGAAGAAGCCCGCGACTACCTCGGCATCGTTGAGCCGAAGTTCGCCGGCCCGAAGCGCGAATACTCGAAGCCCGCCAAGCCGCCCGTCACGAAGCCGGTTGGCAAGGTACTGGCCTATCTCACCGACGAACGCAAGCTGACGGTCGAAACGATTCAGGCATTCAAGGTCGGCGCGTCGAAGGATGACGACGCGATCATTTTCCCCTTCCTGCGCGAAGACGGGCTGGTGAACGTCAAGCATCTGGCGCTCGAGCGCGATGCAAATGGAAAGAAAAAGACCTGGCAAGCCAAGGACGCGGAGCCGTGCCTGTTCGGCTGGCATCTGATCCCCGACGATACAAAGGCTGTCCTGATCGTTGAGGGTGAGCTTGATGCTATGAGCCTGCACCAGTACGGATTCGAAGCCATGTCGATAAATCAGGGCGCTGGCAATCACCAGTGGATCGACCAGGATTTTGAACGGCTCGAACGCTTTCAGGAAATTTTCCTGTGGTTCGACAACGACGAGGCCGGCAAGAAAGGCGTTATGGAAGTCGCCGCGCGCCTCGGGCTAGATCGTTGCCGGGTTGTGTCATTCCGCCTGAAGGACGCGAACGAAGCCCTGCAGCAAGGCGTGACGCAAGAGGAAATCGTTGAGGCGGTCGCCGCAGCCCAACGCATCGAGCCGTCCGACCTGAAAACGCCCGCAGCGTATCTCGAAGACGTCTATGAAATGTTCAGCGGCACGCCTATCGGCCATACGGGTGCCCCGCTGCCCTGGCCGGCATGGCAGGAGCGCGTTCGCCTGCGCCCCGCCGAACTGTCGATCTGGACCGGCATCAATGGTCACGGCAAGAGCGATCTACTCGGGAACGTGCTGATCAACCTGATCGAGAACGAGCATCGCATCTGCATTTTCTCCGGCGAAATTAAGCCGAAGATGTTGCTGTATCGCATGACGGTTCAGGCTTGCGCAACTGCCAAGGCGACACGCCCCTTCGTCAAGGCCGCAAACGAGTGGATGACGGGCGCGCTTTGGCTCTACGACCATGTGGGTAGTGTTGAGCAAGTGAAGTTGCTGGAGGCCTTCAAATACGCCGCAAAGCGCTATCGCGTGACGCACTTCGTGATCGATTCGCTGATGAAGTGTGGAATTGCCGAAGACGACTACAAGGGCCAGAAACAGTTCATCGATGCCCTATGCGACTTCAAGAACGATTTCGACGTTCATGTGCATCTGATCGCGCACGCCCGCAAAGGCGAGTCCGAGGAAAAGGCTCCCGGAAAACTGGACATCAAGGGAACTGGCGCAATTTCTGACTTGGCCGACAACGTGTTCGCAGTGTGGCGGAACAAAAAGAAGGAAATGGAGAAAGAGCCGAAGGACGAGGACGAGGACGCCCGCCTCTACTGCCACAAGCAGCGCGCGACGGGCTACGAAGGAGCGCTACGGCTTTGGTTCGATAAGGATTCGTTGCACTTCAAGCAAAAGCCCGAGTGGCATCCGAGGCCGGCATTTCAGTTTTCAACACGGGAGGCAGCATGACACCAGTTACCAAGATCATTGGGAAAATCGTCTCGGATTACCAGAATGGTATTTATCCAGACAGGGACCAGAAGCGCTTCGCATTTTACGAAAGACTGGAATTTGAGTCCGAGGCATTCAAGAAATGGTTGAACGACGACAACCCTTTCTATTCATTTGAAAGGTATTCGGACGAGCCAGTCACTTACTGCAGCGTAGACACGCACCAGATGTGGGAGAGCTGGCTCGCAAAGAAAGGCATATCACTCATGGATGAATACCAGTGATTCACGACTCCGTGAGACTGCGAGAGGTCATCGACGAAATAGCCGATTGGCCGCTCGACAAAAGACGCGAGCTAATCCGCCAGATCGAGTCAGCAAACGGTACGGCGGCGGGATGCAGATACGACAGGCATTGACTGAACTCTGGCAGTGGAGAGAAACGAAGTGAAAGTGATTCTGACCAGAAAGGGCGAAGAGATTCTCGTCGAC